AAGAAGTTATAAACGAAAATGCACTTGATGTATAGACATTAGGTTGTTTCAAATGTAAAAATCGTATCTTATCACCCTCTTGTATTACAGGATATTTGTGAGACAGTTTTTTCTGATTTAACAAATGGTTATAGAGGATGGCTCCCTTACAATGAATAGGAGCTCCCTTTGCGAACATTCCATTTGATGATGAAAACTTTTTAAGTCCATTTACAGATCGGGGATATGCAATATCTTCTGGTGGCAAACTCATAAATTCATCACGAAATTCTTGTATGAATGTATTCAGTTCTTTTTCATTCCCTGTCATAATAATGTCCAGAGCACCCTTAATTTTCTCTCTGCAAACATGTGGAGTTGATGATTTAACCGCCTCAATTCCCATAATCTTGAGCTGAGGTTTCTTGTATCGAACACCTTCAACATCCCATGCATTAAGAATATATCTTTTCTTTGCCGTCCAGATACCCTTGTCAGCGATAACTTCACGTTTCATCATCATCTTCTGGTCATAGGCGTTTACAGTTTTAGCAAGAGCCGTATAACTTTTATCAATAAAAGGTTCCAGCTTCTCACTAGCAATCTTGTCCAAGAAGGAGACAATCTTTTCATTCTCAGCTCCCTCTGGAAACACTTTACTGACAAATGCATCAAAAGTGATATAAACGGAATCAGTATCAGACGCGATAACATAATCTTCACCCTTTGTCTCCAACAATTTATTAAGATAAATGTTAAGAGACTTTTCAATCCAACGAATAGATAACTGCCCAGAAGTTGTAATTGCTGTAGCAACCATAAGATCGAAATACCTAAACCAAGTATTACCAATGGCACCATAAGCGGAATTAAGAGAAATCTTTTTCGCCATTTGAATATTGTTGTAACGAGAGATATCCCTGACCAATTTGGGGTCTTTGGTATTCTCATATTCTTGCTTAGCCTCAAGCATAAGTCTTTTATATTTTGTACGATCATTGTACATAGTCTCCATAAGCTCTGGTAGAAAACCACGTTTATCTTTACGAAAAAACGCACCATTTGGTGTCATACAATATTCACTGTTTCTTTTAATCTTACCGTCAAGTATTTTATCTACCATACCTTTTTTAACTTTATCTTCACCATTTACCAGTGTTTCTGGTGAGATATTGTATTGCATAATCAAATGAGGATATAGCGAGTTTAAATCAAAAGACATTACCCAATTATGCATACCCACCTGTGGGTCTTTCACATAAGCACCTTCAAATTTCTCAACCTTCTTGTGCTCTCTCTTTTGAGGAATAACTAGGTTTTTCTCTCGCAAATGATTGTAAATCAATATATCCCAATATCTAACTGTACCAAGAACATCAACAAAATTAACCTTTGCATCATAAGCCATTGTAAGACAAAGTTCAATCAACTTCATTTTATCTTCTAGCTTATCTACCAGTTCTACGTCAGTAATGTTGTATTCAATAAACGACTGATAATCTTTAGTATACCATTCACGAAAAGTCTCATAAGGATTACCAGCTTTGCGTTCTCCTAGTTCAACAAATGCAATATGATCTAGTCGATAAGACTCTTGTGCTGAATACGTAAATTTACGATACAAGTCAAAATAGTCCAGTGCAGCAATGCCATCAAGATTATATATCTGATGTGTTCTACCCATTTGATATACATCACGCGAAAATACATTTTTCCAAGGTGACAGCCTCTTTACTTCTTCTTCATCAAAAACATTACGAATACGATTGACAAGATAGGGAATATCAAAAAACTCTATATTCCATCCAGTGATAATATCAGGACAATGCGTTTCCCAAAAAGCAAGAAACTCTTTCAATAAATGTATTTCACTTTCACATTGAATGTATGTTATATCCTCACGTTCAGTTTCAAAACTATCAATGCCCCATACAACAATACGTTTGGATTGATGGTTCTTAATCGTAATGGAAAGTAATGGCTCTATAGCATCTTCTGGTTTTGGAAATCCATTTTCACATTCAACTTCAATGTCAATTGTAATCATTAACATTTCATCCAAATCCCAATTAATTTGTTTTGGATATTCATCAGCAATGTAACAATACGGATATTGAGTATTACCATATACTATACCTGATTGATTTGATCTATTCTCAATCCATTGTTTAGCATCTTTGATACAATTAAATTTATGTGGTAATACATTCAAACCATCAAGAGTTTTGTATCCTGTTGATTCTTTAGATTTTACGTAATCAAAAAGAGTAGGCTGATAACGAACTCTTCTTTCAGTTCGTACACCATTCTTAACTTCACGTATGAGAAGATTATTGCCATACTGCAATACATTTGTATAAAAGTTCATATAAGTATAATACCAAATAAAAGGTTAAAAGTCAAGTCCAATTATCACGATTTAGAAATATTTTTAATATCTCTGTTGTGATACTTCTATTCTGGTCTTTTACGATAGGTTTTGCTGCAGCTTTTGATATAGTAGCTTCTATACCCATTAAGCCTGGCGTTGAATTAACCTCTATAAAATATGGTGGTTCTTTTTCTCTATTCTTGGAAGGTATGAAATCAACACCAACTAACTTTCCATCCACTGCTGTTGCAGCTCGTAAAGATTCTGATTTTTCTAATTCTGTTAGTTCGTGTATCTCTGGTTCTGAACCTTGCGATACATTACTTCTAAAATCACCCTCTACAATAGGTCTTTTAATTGAACCTAATACTTCTCCAGCAGCAATTATAACTCTAACATCATATTCTGTTTTTATATATTCTTGTAGAAGAATATCAATAAATGGATTTTCTCTGTATAACAATTGAACAATTGCATAAAGTGATTTTTCACTTTCTATCCACATAACACCAATGCCTCTTGAACCAATAGAGGTTTTTAGAATAACAGGAAAATTCACATTCAATTCTTTTAAGGCAAAACTTGCACCTTCGGAATGATTTATTCTAACTGTTCTGGGCGTATTAAAACCTTCTCTATTAAAGATTATCTGGTTTAACCATTTGTCATTACATATGTCATGACATTTTGTAGAGTTTATTATTGTGTATCCTTCATATTCAAATAACTTTACCATAGCATACCATGATCTTGAACCTGTTTTTATAGAAGAACCTAAACCTCTAGCCATTATTAAAGTATCTTTTGGATCTATCTCAAATGGTGGAGCATACTCAACATCATTCTTAGCATCAGGAAGAATTGCTTTACCTTTATCATCTACTTTAAATGAGTGAATAAATCTTTTATTATCTTTCGTTGAAGTGTAAGCACCAGTAAACTCACCAAGAAAAACATTCAATCCAAGTTCTTCAGCCTTCTGTCTAATCATGGGCCCAGTTTCATTTGGATCTTCTGGATCATCATGTGAAAGAATAACCAACTTATATGGTTTGTCTTTTGCTTCTGAAATAAAGGATTTAAAGTTTTCCATTAATCTTCTTTTTTCTTGCCAATGTTATATTTTGTTTCTAATGTCCATTCATTCTTTTCTCTATAAGACAACACCTTGATTTGACTTAGTGGTGCAACATTTGTTACTTCACCAATAACAGTAATCAAACCCCAATCTTTTAATAGATTTGCAATTGTGTTTCTACGAGCAATATCGTTTTCTGATAGGTTTGTATTCTTTCCATCAAGTGCAAATAACTCTTTGAAATGCACAATATAATACCGTCCTTGCTTATGCAATATATGGCAAGACTGATATAACTTTCTTTCTTTTCGGGAAGCAACACCAATACGCGATAAAGTTTCTCGCACCTTTAGAAAGTCATCAGGCTCGTTTAACCCGACTTCTAACATATGCTCCTGTGTCCAATTAATCTCTTCCATGTTTCCCACCTTTATATAATTTTCTTTTTATGGCAGAAATTTGTTCATCATTTAGTATATCAAGAGCCGCCCTTGCCTTTTCATTATTATATCCATAAAACTCTTTAACATACTCAAGATTTTCTAATTTCTTCGCCTTCATCCAAGGAGTGTATCGTTTTCTTGGTCTTAAACTATTTATTAAAAAATCAAATTGTAGTTTTTTGTCTATATGTGGTAGTTGGTTAATCTCATTCACCAAC